AACTTGATTCGTGGCAGAACCAGGAATCAATCTTTGAAAAAAGCTAATCACAACCCCACCAGTTGAAACGACGGCTGTCGTTACTTCTGCATAGAGTCGATTAACCATGAGTCTCTTGAAGCAGAGAAATTCTGTATAAACCCCAGTCGAGCCAGCCAAGTTCACTGGACCGACCGATGCGGAGTTTAACCCTTGAATAGTTAGGTCTAAAATTCTTTCTGAGTACATTTCATTCCCCCTTTTTAGTTCGATCCGAAATAAACGATTTTGGCTTCCCCAGCGTTAGCAGTATTCCATACCACGCCGAATTGAAGGATGCCATACCAAGCCACGCTCTTCGATCGACCGAAATCTTCCGGTTGTTTCGCTCGAAGTTCAGGATCAAGGGCGACTGCGGTTACGACTGAATCGGCACCGAAGAAAATCGCTTGTCCTGCAACAGTGCTCGATCCAGCCAAAGCTGAAAGAGCGCCTGTATTGTTAATTTCAATGAATCGCACACCTTCTAAGCGGCCAATTTCGCCATTGAATTTGGCTTCGTTGTCCGTATAGGTATGCCATTGTTGCCACGCTGGATCTGACATCACGCCACGTTTGGCATGAGTAGAACAAAGAGCGATGTAATCATCCCCTTCGTAAGGCGGGATATTCAAAGTCGAGAACATATAGTCCCGAATTTGTTCAATTTGATAAACATTCAAGTTTGCAACGGCTGTCCCACCAAACGCTCCGTTTGTGGTGAAGGTCGTTGAAGAAACTCCAGAGGCATAAGCTCTGATTTGAACACTCGAAGATTTGTAAGCTGCAGCGGCAGCGTTATCAAGAGTGACCATCATTTGATCTTTCAAAGCTCTTTGCACGATATTTTCCATGCTGAAAGAACCAAGATCTTCTGAAAGAGAAGTATAAGGAACAGATCGGCCCCATTCCAAGACGGTGATACCGACCGTGGATAAGGTAAGTTGATCTTCAGGAATTCTTTGAGCTTCTTGGATTACTCCAGAAGAAGGAATAGGAAGATTCGAAACTCGTGTGATGGTGATACTTTCACCTTTATGCTTTCCGTAACCTGGCTCAGGTCTACAGAATTGCATGAACTTGGTTTCGACAATGGCCGCTTTACGAATTTCAGACGACATTGCGTGGTTCTTGTAGACTCCGGTTGGAGCGTCATACAGCCATGTTTGATCGATACTCATTTTTTATCCCCTCTCTTTGGTTAAACTTTTCTTTGCTTTTTTCGGAGGTCCCGAATTTCTTGAACAAAATTTGTCTCTTGTGGAGCCGGTGTCTGAACTCGAGGTGCAGGATCTCCTGAACTCGGTAGTGCTTCTGCTTTTCGACTTTCCAGATTTTCCACTCTAACTCCTGTTTTCGATCTCAGAAGATCCAATCTTCGTCGGGATTCCTCAGCCAAAAGTTTTGTCGCTTCTGGCACTGGCTTATCCCACCATTCTTGGAGCTTCTGCCCTAAGACTGATTGTACATGCCAATCTACATCTTTCAAGTCCGGGTTAGTCTCATAAAATTCTTTCCACATTTTCTCGGTGGCATTCTTTCTTTGTTGGATGCCATTGTTCTCTTCGCGAACCTCTTCTCTTACTTTTTCAATGAACCTCTTGGGATCATTCACAAGTAAGTCTTCAACGTTTTCGGTAATCGGTCGAGATGGAATGGGACTTCCTAAAATGGTTTTAATCGGTGTTTGAGGCTGGTCAGATACCAGGGCGGGAGCTGACGTAATTGGTTTTGGAGCTGTGGCTTGGGGGGCCTGACTCTGACTTGGAGGTTTTCCGTGCATGTCAGCCTGACTCTTTCCATGAGCCCAGTGACTTTCCATTGGATCAGCCATCTTTTACCTTCCTTTCAATTGATTTTCCCTGATTGGCATAACGTAAAATTTGTGATCTCAAATCCTCTAGGGCACAAAGTATTCCAACAGCCACCTTTAGGGAAGTGTCGTCTTCAACGTTTGAACGGAAGGCTATTTTCATTTTTGCTAAAAGATCTTTTTCGATTTCTTCTAAGAAGGGCTGCAATTGCTTATCTAGATATTCAGCCTCCCTTCCTTTTGCGATGAGCGCCATCTGATCGAACGGAATGGTTTCGCTCATAGAAGTGCTCTGGCTTGCGGAGGAAAGGGCAGGTTAGAGTTGCTCTGTGCATTCGCCTGAGGAATCTGACTCTGAACGTTTGGCTGCCCTGATGGAGCGCCACCCGCGCCTGGAGTTCCCGGCGACTGATTCGCAGCTGGCTGACCTTGCGCCTGCGCTGCGGCTTGCTGTTGCGCTTGAACTACTTTCATTTCTTCAGGGCTCATAAGGATTTTGTCCTCATCAATATCTAGAGCCTTCACAATTTCGCCAAGGGTTTTTGTCATAGAATATTTCTTCATGAATTCTTGCGCCATCAAAGGACTCGCGCCGATGGTCTGAAGCAGAGATGTAATCTTTTGAAAGTCTTGCTGCTTATTCATGATGCTCGAAAGTCCGAAGACCTTGAACACATAATTGCCAACCGTGTTCACGAATATTTCTTTCGGAGACATATTAGAGAGCATCATGCCTCTTTGTTCTCCGATAAGGGCTTTCACTTCTGGAAGATGTAAATCATCCATATGCTGAGCCATCGTGTTCGTACACTTCACCAAGAACTTAACGATGAAATCTTTTTCAATGACCTTGGTAATCCCACTAAACATTCCAGTGATTGCATTTTGAGAGGCGATCACTTCGGTGGCCTTCACTTGTCTTTGCGGAAGAACACCCGTTCGAATGTCTGTCGTCACCGCGGCGGATTGAAATTCTCGATCGTTAATATTATAGAGCTGAAGTGCTTCTGGAGGCAGCGCCCCCGTATCCACGCGCTCCAAAACTTTTTGGCCAGGAGGACACTGAGAATTTAAAATCAAAGTAGAGCACGGGCCAATACCATCATTGATCTGCTCTGGATTCGCCAGCCACTGCTCTCTTAGTTGTCTGATCCCAAAGACAGCGGCCATACCGCCATCCATCATTAAATTATATAATTCATTCTGAGCCATATTGAGCATGGTCGGTCCATCCATGAGAGCCTTACCCCAAGCGGCATGAGGAACTCGAATAATAGGAGCCGAAATAAATGGAGACTCTTGATGCCAGAATGGATTCTTTTGCGGTGGCCTGATGAGGAATCTATTTCCAGCAACAGCGGTAACAATATTTTCATGCATCATTTCGCCAGTCGTTGGATTTAAAATATTTCCCCAATATTCTTTTATCGTCACTCGTCGTCTAAATTGTTGGAAGGTGACATTTTGTGCCGTCTCCCGATACTTCTTCATCTTCTGATCTTCTTCTTCGGCACCGCCGGTGTAGCACTGCATGACAGCATCCATGTCATAGATATCAGGATTTTGTTTCGCAATTTCGACAAGCTTATACCAATCCATTTCAATTCTTTGGATTTCATACAGACCTTGATTCGTTGGATCTGGAAACCAATCTTCTTGTCGAATCAAATCGACTTGAAGCTGCCAGTAAGGTTTCTTCTCCATCTGAAGAGTCGGCTCTCGAATGATGTCATCGATCTTCGGAGTCTTCTCTCTTGCGATCTTAAAAGTCGGAGAAGCTACCTGTTTTCCATGCACCTTTAAAATCATATTGGCACCGAGAAGGCCAAGCTTGATGGTGTCAGCGATCAGCTGAGAAATATTATTTTTTTCGAGCTGGCGGCCCAGAAGTTTTTGAATTTCCATTGGAAGTATTTTTGGATTTTGAATTCCTTCATTCGTCGCCACCTCGAACCATTTGTTTGGATCGACGAGAGCTTGCTGAACAAAAGAAGTAAGTTGCTCTACAGCGATCGCTTGCTTGGGAAGAAATTCTCGAGACTGCCCCTTCATCTTATGAGACCAGTCTTGCTTCAAATGATAGACATTGAAGTTGACCGCATTCTTAATCATGCGATCCATTTTGGCGTGCTTCGATTCGAAGTAGGCGTTTACGACTCCGTTTACAACCGGGTCTTGTGAATTAAAATCATTTCCGTAATCTTCCATTACCCCTCCTTACGAGCATCCTGATTCCAAATATAACTTGGACTTGGAATATTGGCTCTAGATCTTAATGACATCTTTAAAATTTTAGAACAAATCATCTGCAGGGCATCATGGATGTGAGAAACTTCATTCTTCACGGGCCTCAGCTTATTGGGCTCTATTTCATCCTGGCCCTCTTTAAAGTGATACGCCCCATTAAAGCCTTTTATAAGCATAGGGCAATTAGCGGCAGATACTTGAAACCTGGGTTCCCCGCCTTCCATTCCGGTTAAGAAATTCTCGACAGACGTTCTTCTTTCCTCAAAAGGAATGGCCCCAGGAATTATTTTCTTAAAATTCTTAGCATCCAATATTTTCGCACAGGTTCCTTCGTCCGTGTCCTTTCTAAACTCCCCGGATGGATCAATGAAGCATACATAGTCTTTTCGAAGATCGAGCCACTGCGGATAAAGAAGCGCCAACTCTTTAATGAGGATTGTGGAAAATCTTTCGGCTCCCATATTCACGGCGACGAATTCTCTCATACAATAAAGTTTTGTTCCGCGCATCTGCGCAATAAGAGCCGCTGGCGTTAAGCCGAAATCAAATCCGATCAGAAGCGGCAGGCCCAAATGAGGTTCGAGTTCTCCTCTTATGGCATGAGTTTTTTCATTCCAAGTATCTCCGAACACTGGAAGCCCAGAAAAACTCTCCCAATGGATTTCGTACTCCATCATATATTTTCTAAGTGGGAGAGATGATTTTTTATCTTTCTTGAATTCCTCTGAACGTTTATTTTTGTCAGCGGTGTAGTGACATTGGAAAACGAAAAACTTATTTTTTTTGTTTTTCCATGTTTCGACGCCGGACATCGGATAGCGATGTATACCGTCAGAAGCAAAATCATCCATAGATCACATTATCTCCATCGTCATCCCCGCGCTCTATAGTGTCATGGACCACCCTTGAAAAGAAACCTGGAGCTGCGGAGGAAACCATCGTGATGCGACCGGAGCCGTCGATAGTAGGGAGTGCTGCTGAATAGGCGGCTTCTGCTTCTTCCCAAAAAGCGGCCTCATCAAAAAATAATCCTGAGAACGTAAACTGTCGCAGCTGATCTGCCCCCTGAGGAAATCCTCTGATCTGAGAATCTATTTCTGGAAATTTTAGTTTATTAAAAGTGTGCTGATATTTCGGAATAAATTCTTTTGGAATCTTACTATGATCCAGATTATCAATAATGAATTTAGCTCTTTCGATTAGGTCTGCGGCATCTTCTTCTTTTTTGGAAACGAACGCATTAGATCTTCCGATGTGAAACATCGTATCCCAGACATAGAGAATGATATTCATCCAACTCATCATCATCCGTCTAGATTTAGGCACGGCGATCTTTCGCTCAATCATCCAAATCTTGGTATAGAGTCGAAGATATTCGTGTTCGAGTGGAAATGGTTTTATAGCTTGTTTTGAATCGGCCTCGTCTTTAGTGCGAACACACTTAACGAATTCCCACGGATCGGATCGTATCTTCTCAATACTCTCCAGCAGATCCATTATTACTTCGCGGGTAAGCTTTTACGCTTTCGTTCAGCTGAAACTCGTAAGGCCCGTTGCACTTTTCTGAATCGAGATGTTTCATGTCCAGATCCTTCGCTTTTCCGTCGAAGCTCACGGGCATAATTCTTCCGGCTTTGGGTCCGAAGACTTCGTCGATTGGAATGGGTGTTATTTTCACTCCCACTTCGGGAAGCTGAATCTCCATTAGATTCTCGTTTTGTTCCCTCGTGTCTTTCCAATTTTCCGGTCTCATCTTCATTGGTTTCCCCTTTCCCCAATCCTAACAGGTTTTCGTTCACAACAAAAACTGTGCATCCCGAATATTTATAAGCCATTTGATCTAAAAAGCCTTTTAGGTCCATATAGTTCGGCAGCTGAGGCAATCCATGAACCGGGCCGGAGACAGATTTATTGTATGTCTCGTTTTCTTTCTCAATCAGACTTAAGACATCGTGCTGAGCCGATCTCGGGTTAATGCCGATATCAATGAAAGCCTGAATATCTCTTCGTGTAAATTTTGCAAGCTCCACGCAAGAAATATAACCATTCAAGAACGTGGCTTTAATGATTTGGATTTCAGTCATGGCCTAATTAAACAGACTGACCGAAAATCTTCCAGCGGAAGCTGTAGCATCCAAAGATTTAATCCAAAGAAGAGACGCTAGATCTGCCGTAAATGGAATTTCAATATTTGAATTTGCCGGAACAATGACTTGGCCAATAGCGGCTCCGGCACTAGGGCCAATCGCCAAGATGAAGGCATTGCCAGAAGTTTCCGAAACCCTTGCCGTATTACAGCTCTCAGCAGGATTCACGGTCGATACTTGTTGAATCGTAAGAGGCACGTTCACATACGCCGCGGTTGTGACGTTCGTGCTCGAAAATAGTAGTGTGCCATAGGCCAATGGTTTTGATGGAAAATTTCGTGCCATGTTTTAATCCCCTTTTAGTTGTTCATTGATCCAAGAATCAATCTCAGATTCTTCCTTATTGTCGTTTAAGGTTGGCGGATTGAGAAGCTTTGGATTCACTTCTATCTGTTTTGGAGACGAAACATCGATCGTTTGGATCACATTTTGTCTCTTATCGAGTCGCTCAAACATCTCTCTGATGAGGTTTCCGCCCACTTCTATCTGCTGCGTCGCCTTACCCATAACCCTTTCTTGGATCATATTGGCCGCAGCAATTCTCGTAGATCCTTTTTCTTGAGTATCCTTCATAACGCCTTCAACTACATCAATGGAGTCGTGCATCAGGGATCTGAATCGTTTTTTTGGATCTTCGCCGAAGATCTGATCTCTGATAGTTTTGATCTCATGCTGGATTTTAGGGTCCCCGAGAAGAGCGCTAACGCGCCCAGCACTTAATCCTGTCTCATCAGCTATTTCTTTATTTCTCAGCCCAATGGCCGCAAGATGGGCGAGAAGTCCGTGTTTGGAGGAGAGGCGTCTCGGTGAAAGCCATCTTGAATAAGTTATGCCGTCTGGTTTTTTTGCTCCCGATGATTTTAGCTCGTGGAGTTCTTCATCCGTGATTAAAGAGGAATCTAATATTTTATCGTCTTCTGAAATCCTGTTATCCTCCCTAAAGATATTTTATCCTAATCGATATGAGGGTGGGGGGATCAATTGGAAAATGACCGAAAGAAGATAGACTAGAGATATGAGTTTTCCAGTCACGATAACCTATACGTTTCCATCATCAAATCCCATAGGAGTTAACATGAACAATATACCCGTCAGTTCCGAATGGACTGCAGGAGGCCCCAATGCCCCAGAGAACGCCGTTGAGTTCGGAGAATCTGTTTACTTATTCAGCTCGGGATTGGCGCAAACGATCTCTCTCTTCATCAAAATTCCTCAGACCTACATTCCTTTGAATCAGATCTTTATGTATCTGTCGTTTTATAGCCCCTCGACTACGGGCCAATTTTTGTTTCAAACCAATGCTTATCTGATTAGACGCGGCCTTGATTCAATGGGATCGACGCTCAACTTTCATAATTCAACCAATCAAGCGATTCCGAATTCCGGTGTCGCCAATCAAAATCAACAAGCAACGCTAGATCTTACGGATACTGGCGGATTGATTTCGAGCGTTCAGGTTTCTCCTGGCGATCTTATCAATGTGGTTCTTTCGAGGGGCAATGATTCCGATGGGGGAACTGTCCGATTTGTTCCAAGTTCAACAGAGGTGGCATACGTATGAGAAAATTATTATCTTTAATCGCATTTTTGTTTTGCGCGACATCAGCGGTCGCCCAATTTCTTCCGACTCAAAATCCTTATTTGGATGATATCAATCTTTTAAGAAATCCTGGCTTCGAACAAGGACTTGCTGGCTGGAGTTTTTCTGGTGGCACCCTTGTTCAGGCTTCTCCTGGTTTTGACAATGCTTCAGCGCTTTGGAGCCCGACGGCTTCTGCTCAGACAATGACTTCGTCGATGGTCGCCATCCCAGCAGGAATGTCTTCTGCATCAACTTGCTCGGCCTCGATTTTTTATAAGACATCGGGCTCAACATACTCCTTTAAAGTTTTAAATTCATCTTTTGCAACAATCGCAACTGTTGCGCTTTCATCGGCATCAACTTATACGCTGGCCAATCTCACATTCGCCTGCCCTTCCTCTGGCAGTTTGTTTTTGGAGCTTGTGAATTCGGGACTCAGCCCTCCGGCTATTTCTGTCGACAATGCTTTTCTTGGTTATCGCTATTTCGAAAACCTCGTCAATGTCACCGGCTTTCTCTTGGCCAACGGCACGACTCCTCTCACCGGAAACTGGTCTACTGGAAATTTTCAAATCTTAGAAGGCGATGGCTCTGTAGGTGCCCCTTCTTATTCTCTCGCTAACGCATCAAACACTGGGTTTTATAAATTAGGCGGAGCGCTTGGAGTTTCCGTTGCCGGAAGCGGAGTGGCCTCTTTTGGCCCAGCAGCTTTTCAAAGTTTACAACCCGTCATTGTTCAAAACGGATCGGCTAGCGCACCTTCTTATTCTTTTAACTCAGATCAGACGAAGGGGTTTTATAGCGGCGGAACCAATAATATTTCGCTAGCGCAAGGAGGCGTTCAAACGTTTCAATGGGGCGCAAATAACATTTCTTCGACTCTTCCTTTCCAGACCGAAATTGGATCTGCGGCAAGTCCTTCCTATTCTTTCAGCAATGGATCTGGCGGTCTTTATTCGCCCAACTCTAATACGGTCGCACTTGCCAATGGCGGAACTGATTATCTTGAAGTCGCCTCTTCTGGATCAGTTGGCGTTAATATTAAAGCTGGTCAGCTGTTCACTCAAGGTGGAACTCAGTCCAGCCCAGGCATTAGCGTGGGGCAAGCTGGGAACACTGGTTTTTATACCGCCCTTGGAAATCTTTATTTCGTAAACGGTGGGACTCAATCGGGTCTTATCAATTCGTCTGACAACTGGATCATCAACGGCTCCCTTACTTTGGGCGGCACTCTTAACATGAGTACCAATCAAATCACAAATGTTGTTGATCCTACGACTGCGCAAATGGCGGCAACTAAAAATTATGTGGATATGTCTGTGGCGGCACTTCAGCCACTCGCTGCTGTTTATGCAGCGACAGTTGGATCTAATATTCCCGGAACTTATAGCAACGGAGCTGCAGGAATCGGTGCAACATTTACGACCACCTCTACTGCTACATTCACTCTCGATGGAACGACACCTCCACTCAATTCCAGAATTTTGATTAAAGATCAAACATCTGGATTCCAAAATGGTGTCTACAGTTTTACTACCGCGCCAGTGTCTAGTGTATCTGGGGCTGTTTTCACAAGAGCCTTTGATTACGACACTGCATCCGATATGAACGCGGCGGGCCTCATTCCAATTTTGAATGGAACTCTAAACGCCCTATCTTCTTGGCAACAAGTGGCGACTATTACAACCGTCGGAACAGATTCTTTAGTTTTTTCCGAATTTACGGCCAATCCATCTCTTTATCTTTTGAATGCAAATAATCTCTCCGACGTCTCGAATAAAGTGACGTCGTTCAACAACATCTCTCCGATGACGACCCTTGGAGATACGATTTATGGAGGCGCTTCTGGAACTGGGACGAGGCTTCCAATCGGATCGAATAATCAAGTCTACGTTGTAAACAGTGGAATTCCTGGATGGGTGACTACGATTTCTTCTTCGGCTCTTCCCAATCCGACCACGAGCACACTCGGTGGGATTGAATCAATCGCAGCGGTCTCTCATGAATGGATTAATTCTATTTCCAATTCAGGAGTGCCAAATTTAACTCAGCCCGCATTTAGTGATATTTCTGGAACAGCGAGTCTTACTACTCAGGTTACCGGAACACTTCCGATTGCGAATGGCGGAACAAATGTAACCTCCGTTACGACAGCGCCGACAGCAACAGCTTTTGCTGGATGGGATGCAAATAAGAATATCTCTGGTTGGGGTTTTATCCCAACTTATACGCTTGAGAATTTTTCAGGCACTACGACACTTCATGTAACAGATTCTCAGTTTCTTTATTTTAATAATAATGGAACGCCGGTTGCCTTACTTCCTGTGACGAGCACTCTTGTGCAAGGACAAACTTATAATATTTTTTATGGCGGAACTGGGACGCTAACCGTAAAATCTTCCGGCTCAAATGTACTTCAAGTGATGGCTCCAAATACGAATTTGGAATGTACTGTCATTTTGACTTCCGGCACTGGCACAGCCTCTTGGGCCTGGATCTATACTTCTGAAGCTGGCGCGGGAAGCGGAACGGTTACGAGTGTTGCGTTTACGACCCCTGGAACTATTTATTCCGTATCTGGAAGTCCCATCACTACGGCT